TAGTACAGATATTGGCTACCAAACAGATCCAAATACAATGAGCGCTATGGAATCAACACCAGGCATGCCAGCTCGTAGAGTAAGCGGCGGTAATCCAGCATCTAAGCAAATCAATAAAAATGGCGAAAAGACTATGCGTGGTTATGGCGCAGCAACTAAAGGTATTAAAACAAGAGGCCCGATGGCGTAATAAATGACTTATACTGAACTTGTTGCACAAATACAGGATTACACAGAAAATACGTTTACTACAACGGATATAAACACGTTTATAACCCAAGCAGAACAACGTATTTACAACACAGTCCAATTACCTGCACTACGTAAAAACGTAACAGGCTCATTAAGCTTGGGTAATAAGTATTTGTCTATGCCTACAGATTGGTTATCTACATTTAGTATGGCTGTTATTAATTCTGACAACGAGTACTTATATCTTTTAAACAAAGACGTAAACTTTATTAGGCAATCATTTCCTGACACTGATACAGATTTTTATGGTGAACCTCAATATTATGCTGTATTTAATTCTACTTCATTTATTGTAGGCCCTACACCTGATGCTAGTTATGCAGTAGAGCTTCATTATTTTTATTATCCAGAATCAATTACTACAGCAGGCACTACATGGGTAGGTAATAACTTTAGTTCTGTTCTTTTATATGGCTCTTTATTAGAAGCTTATACTTATATGAAGGGTGAGGCAGATGTCCTAGCTAATTATAAAGCTAGATACGATGAAGCTATGTTATTACTTAAACAACTTGGTGATGGTAAAGATAGACAGGATGCATATAGATCAGGTCAAGTTAGATACCCAGTTCAATAAAGGAAACTAGATTGTCCATATCACAAACATTAACAACAAGTTTTAAAGTTGAAATCTTAGATGGCATTCATAACTTTGGTATAGGCGTAATACGTGCAACCACTGCAGCGGATACATTTAAGATTGCTCTTTATTCAACCTTAGCTTCATTAGATGCTAATACAACAACATATACAACTAGTAATGAAGTTATAGGTACTGGCTACACAGCGGGGGGCAATACATTAGTTATTTCTCAAACTCCAACATCAACAAATTCTGAGACAGTTGCATGGCTAAATTTTCAAAATTCAAGTTGGTCTAATGCAACATTTTCAGCAGGGGGGGCTTTAATATATAATAGCACTCAAGGTAACAAAGCAGTGGCAATATTAAATTTTGGTAACACTAAAACAACAGTTAATCAAACTTTTACAGTAACATTCCCAGCGTCTACATCTAGCGCTGCAATTATAAGGATAACATAAATGACAACAGTATCTTCTGTTTTTTCAGAAGCACCGCAAGTTAAAGTAAGTAATGTAAGACCGTTAGAAAAAGATTTATACAAAATGATGTGGGATAGGCCAGAATATAGGCAAGTAGCTCCGGGCGAAATGATTGCTCATGAATTTTTAAATCAGGCTAAACCCCCTAAAGGTGCATCAGTAATTGATTTAGGATGTGGCACTGGAAGAGGTGCTCTTAGTTTAGCGTTTTTCGGTGGCTTAAATGTCACGATGGTTGACTTCGCAGATAATTGTTTAGACGAAGATATTCGACCAATGTTAGAAACACAAAAACATGCGATGCGTTTTGTAGAGGCAGATTTATCTGAACCTTTACCTGTTAAAGCAGCATATGGTTTTTGTACAGATGTAATGGAACATGTTAGACCTCATCATGTAGATCAGGTTTTAGATAATTGTTTAGCTGCTTGTCAGCATGTATTTTTTCAGATTGCTACTGAAGATGACATAATGGGTAAGTTAGTTGGTCATAAACTTCATTTAAGTGTGCACCCATACGAGTGGTGGTTAAAAAAGTTTATTGATAGAGATTGTATTATTCATTGGTCTAAAGAAGCAGACGGATATTGCTTATTCTATGTAAGTTCATGGATGAAAGGCGAAGATGTAGTTAATGCAGGGGTACTTAATACTGACGATGAAGCTATTAAAGCCAATGTAGAACATAATATTAAAAGAGGTTTTATGCAAGTTCAACCTTACCCTACTAATGACCAAGAAGTTATGATTGTAGGAGGAGGCCCCTCATTGGATGAACACCTTGATACCATTAGACAAAAGAGGGCGGAAGGTGTTAAACTAATAACAATTAATGGGGCTTATAAATGGTGCCTAGATAACGGATTAACTCCATCTGCTATGGTTATGGTAGATGCTAGACCGTTTAATGCACGATTTACTCAACCTGTGGTAGATCATTGTAAGTATTTTATTGCTTCTCAATGTGATCCTACTACATTTGATGGGCTTCCAGAAGATAGAACTTATATATGGCATACAAGCGCTGAACTGCTTAATGGCATATTAGCTAAACAATATAAAACATGGTATCCAGTTCCAGGAGGATCTACAGTTCTTTTAAGAGCGATTCCATTATTTAGAATGTTAGGATTTAAACGATTCCACTTATTCGGATGTGATTCTTGTCTAAGTGAAAATGAAGTTCACCATGCATATGAACAAAAAGAAAATGATGGACAGCCGGTTATCCCCGTAAACGTGGGCGGGAAAATATTCAGCTGCAACCCGTGGATGATTTCTCAAGCACAAGAATTTATTGATTTAGTTCGCATGCTAGGGGATGAAATTGAATTAAACATTTACGGCGGATTACTCCGTCATATTTTAGAAACAGGCGCATCATACGCCGATATAAAGGAGATTTAACATGGCTGCATCAGCATGGCAATTATATAATAGTGCCAAAAAATATATAGGTAACGGAACCATTACATTAGGCGCCGGCGTATTCAAAATGTTATTAGCAAGAAGTGCAAGTAATGCTTCTACTTTTACACTAAGTACATATGCGTCTGTAACTAACGAAATTTCTGCTACAGGTGGTTATACAACAGGTGGTAAAAACTTAGTACCAGCAACAGCTCAATGGGTGACAGGAACATCAGCAAAACAAATGAGGTTTACAATGTCTGCAGTAGGTTTAGCATTCACAGCTTCTGGCGCTTCATTAACTAACATTAAATATGCGGTTATTCGTAATTCAACTGGCGCTACTGCTGGTAAATTATTATGTTTCTGCCAATTATCTACTGCTCAGTTTACTGTTACATCACCTAATACATTGACAGTTTTACCTGCTGCTACTGGCATTTTCACCTTAGCTTAAAGGGTATATTGTGGCTGATGTATCAATAACGCCCAGTGGGGCCGGATTATCGGCTACAGGTTATACTGGCTGGGGTATTGGTTCATGGTCTGAAAGCGTATATGGTTTAGGAGTAGGACAACCTACAGTAGTTATAGGATATGTAAGTACTCCTAATAGTAGTAATTTAAGTGTTGTAGGGTATGCAGCAGAAATAAATTTTGCATATTATGTAGCGCCTACAGGGCAAAGTGTAATTATAGGTTCAGCGCCTAGTATAACAGTTGGAGGTTTAGTAATTACTCCTAGTGTGGGTACAATCACAACAACTGGATATGCGCCTACCGCACAATTTGGATTATTAGGTGGTTGGGGTTTTAGTACTTGGGGTCATGGTGCATGGGGTACAGATGATACCTACATCCAACCAGTAGAAGGCTCAGTATCTATTATAGGGTATGCGCCGACTTCTGTATTTGGAAAAATAGTAACTGCCACAGGCGGTATAAGTGTAATTGGTTCTACACCAAGTGTTGTAGTAAGTAGTAGGGTAATTACTCCAGATGCTGGGGCTATAGTAGCTATTGGACAAGTACCATTCTTAGACCTAGGAATAAGTACTTTAACAAGTACACTTACTGTTGCAGGATATGCGCCAGTAATAGATAGATCACGTAACCTTACGCCTCTTGTAGGAACAGTATCATTAGCAGGTGTAGCGCCTATTCTATCATTTGGATCATATGTTATTCCAAGTACTAGAGAAGTTATAATTGATGGTAAAGCCCCTGCTGTATCAGGAAGTATTACACCACCAAAAGGCACATTAACATTAGTTGGCGGAACTGCTATATTAAGCAACGCTAATTGGAACTCTATAAATACGTCTCAAACACCTGGATGGGTGCAAATAGCGGCATAAGAACTAAAAAATGTAGTAAAATATAGCAAACTAAAAAGGAATTTATTATGGCAAGTACATATTCATCACTTAAGATAGAGCTCATAGCTACCGGCGAACAGTCAGGTACCTGGGGTACAACTACTAATACAAATTTAGGTACGGCACTTGGGCAGGCTATTACAGGTAGTTCTGATGTTGCCTTTTCTAGTGCAGACGTTACCTTAACTCTTACTGATACAAATGCATCTCAATCAGCCCGTGCTTTACGTCTTAATTTGACAGGTACTTCAGGTGGCGCACGTAACTTAATTGTACCAGCAATTCAAAAACAATATATTATTAACAATGGGTTAGCTGATGCAGTAACAGTTAAAAACTCTACAGGTACAGGCATTGCTGTTGCTGCTGGTAAAACAATGATTGTATTTAACGATAGTACTAACGTTGTTGATGTAAATACTTATTTAACATCTCTTACATTAGGTTCAGCACTCCCAGTTGCTTCTGGCGGTACAGGATTAACTAGTTTAACTGCTAACTATATCCCTTATGGTAACGGAACTTCAGCATTAAGTAATTCATCTACATTTACCTATAATGGTACATCATTAACTTTAGGTGCTACAAGTGCAAGAGTACTTGGTGATTTTACTAATGCTACAATATCTAGCCGATTAGCATTTCAAACATCTACAGCAAATAGTACAACAGGTATTTATGCGGTACCGAGTGGTACTGGAACAGCAGCTTCGTGGCAAGCAACTAATACAGCTGATCCGACAAACACATCTAAAATTTTAATAGCTACTAATGGATCTACAGACGTTCAATTAGTTTCAGGCATTAATGGTACAGGTACATATCTACCTATGACATTCTATAATAACGGCGCTGAAAAAGCTCGTTTAAGTGTTGCTGGGGGATTCTCAATTGGTAGTACAACTGATCCTGGCGCAGGTGGTTTACAAGTAGCGGGTACAGGTTTTTTCCCAGGAAGTACTTCTGTATTGGGTCAAGTTGTTACAAGTTCTGCTGAAATTACTACGATCTCTGCAACAGCGGCTACGGGTGCACTTAACTTCGACGTATCTACTCAATCAGTTCTCTATTACACAACTAGTGCAAGTGCAAACTGGACTATGAATTTTAGAATGAGTTCAACCGTAGCGCTTAATACAGCAATGTCTACAGGTCAAGCAGTTACAGTAGTATTTGCAGCTACACAAGGTGCTACAGCATATTATGCTACTGCAATTACAATCGATGGTAATGCTGTAACTCCTAAGTGGCAAGGTGGTACTGCACCAGCAGCAGGTAATGCATCTAGCGTAGATGTATATTCATATACTATTATTAAAACAGGTTCAGCAGCTTTCACAGTGCTTGCTTCACAAACCCAATTTAAATAGGAGTAATTAATGCCAATATTAGGTAGATTTGCTACAAGAGGCGCAAGAGCTTACGGAGAAACTGTTAAGTTATGGGCCCCTATGATTGCTACAGGCGGTACTATAACCCCATCAGGCGGTTATAATTATCATACATTTTTATCATCAGGAACATTTACTGTTACACAACAAGGTACTTATGGAACTACTGAGTATATTATTGTAGCAGCTGGTGGTGGCGGTGGTAACTCAGGTGATGGCGGTGTTTCTGGCGGCGCTGGTGCCATTAGTTATAATTCAGGTAAAGCAACTCCTGCCACAGCATATACCGTAACTGTAGGTACATCAGGCGGTGCATCTACACAAGGTGGCGACTCTTCATTTAATGGTACTACATCAAACGGTGGTGGCGCAGGTTATAGCCATACAGGTGGTAGTGACGGCGGTTGCGGTTCAGGCTCTACTGTACATAATGCACCTGTAGGCCCATACGTTACTAATCAAACTAATACAGGTGGCGCAACTGGATACGGTAATAACGGTGGCGCTAACCAACCTTCTCCTCCTTATTATCCTGGTGGCGGTGGAGGTGCTGGTACAGCGGGCGGTACTACAGCAGGTGGTGATGGTAAAAATACATGGTCTACTTGGGCTACAGCTACAGGTACTGGAGCAGGTGGGTACTATGGTGGCGGTGCGGGTTCATGCTCAAATAAATATGGTGCTGGTAATGGTGCTGGAGGTTTAGGTGGCGGCGGCTCTGGTTCTGCGGGTACTCCAAATACTGGTGGTGGCGGCGGTCGTGGATCCGGTGGTGGTTCAGGCATTGTTATAATTAGATATAGGACGGCTCCATAATGGCTACTTTTGTTCAGTTAGATGAAAATAATATTGTTTTAAATACAATCGTCGTTGCTGATTCAGATACTAGGAATGAACAAGGTATTGAAGATGAAGCAGTGGGTATAGCATTTTGTAAAAACCTTTTCGGCCAAGATACAATTTGGAAAAGATGTTCGCGTCATACTTATGGTGGTGTTTATCATACCCCTAATGTTAATGATGCTGACGGAGTACCAATTCCAGATCCAGATCAATCTAAAGCATTTCGTAAAAATGGTGCCGGAATTGGAATGTCGTATGATCCAGTTAGGGATGCATTTATTCATATAAAACCTTTTCCATCATGGACATTAAACGAAGATACATGTTTATGGGACCCTCCTACACCTTACCCAGAAAATTCAACTGAGCCTTATAGATGGGACGAAGATACTCTACAGTGGGTCGTAAAATTTCCAAAGTAAAAGTATATTATGAACATGGAAAAAATAACAAGCATGCTTTTCCCAGTAATAGTCTCGGCTATTGCTTGGTTACTTACTTCAATGGCGTCTATACAAGCAGACCTCATCAGTATCAAATCTAAAATGCCTAATCTTATTACAGAACAAGGTGTACCGACTGACAGCCCTATATCAGCAGAAGCAAGAGCTAGAATGAAAGAAGAACTAAGAGCTCAAATGGGCGAACTTAATGTGCGTATTCGTATTTTAGAAGAACATGAAAAGTCTAAAGGATATAAATAATGTTTAGTATCTTAAGTTCTATATTAGGTTTTGCAACTGCAGGTCTACCTAGCATACTAGGATTCTTTCAACAAAAAGGAGATCAATCTCATGAACGTGAAATGGCAAAATTACAAAACGAGCAAGCTCTACTTATGGCTCAAAAAGGTTTTCAATCACAAGAAAAAGTAGCTGAAATTAATTTGGAGGGTACTTATGCAGAAACATTTACTCAAGAAAGACAAGCACTTTATGAACACGATGCTAAATTGGTTCACGATGCAGCACCCTGGGTTAGAACTCTTAATGCAAGTGTCCGCCCTATTGTTGCTTTTACTTTTGTAGCATTACTCTTATTTGTAGATATAGGTGGTTTTATCTGGGCTGTAAAAACAGCAGGGTTTAGTCGTGATGCTATGGATGTTATATTCTCTAGTGATGAAATGGCTATTGTAGGTTCTATCATTGGATTTTACTTTGGTGCTAGGACTTGGGAAAAGAAATAAGTGAATGTATCAAAAGCTGGCATCGCTCTTATCAAACATCACGAGGGTGTGCGTAGTCGTCCCTATCGTTGTCCTGCAAACTTGTGGACTGTTGGTGTGGGTCACCTTATCGGGGACGGTAAATTGTTGCCTGATACTTGG